ACAGGAACTGGAACTGGAGATGGAACAGGAACAGGAGATAAAGAATTAGGAGGAATACAGCAAGGCGCACAAAAATATTTTGATACAATCAAGAGTTTTGCAGAAGAAACTGGTGATGCAGTATCAAAAGCATTCAAAGGAATGGAAGATGCATTAGTCACATTTGTAACGACAGGTAAGCTTAACTTCGCAGATTTAACAAGATCAATATTGGCTGATATGGCAAGAATAGTTATACGTCAAACAATAATGAAACCTATTATGGGTCTTTTCCCATTTTTGAATAATGCTAACGGTAATGCTTTTGCTAAAAATGGAATCGTGCCATATCGCAAAGGTGGCGTTGTTAACTCACCAACAATGTTCCAATACGGAGGATCTAACCTGGGTATTATGGGAGAAGCAGGTCCGGAAAGTATTATGCCGCTGAAACGTGGTAAAGATGGAAAACTTGGAATTATTGCTCATGGTAGTGGCGGTGGTAATATAACTGTAAATGTAGATGCTTCTGGAAGTTCAGTGGAAGGTAATGAAGAACAGTCAAAACAACTTGGACGACTAATTGGTATGGCAGTACAATCAGAAATAATTGATCAGCAAAGACCAGGAGGACTATTAGCATAATGGCAACATTCCCTTCAATCGAACCTAGTTATTCATTAACAAAACAATCGAAACCAAATGTAAAAACAATAAAATTTGCTGATGGATATGAGAAAAGAATTACTTTTGGATTAGCAACAAACCAGAATCCTAAAATTTATAATTTGCAGTGGAATAATATTACTGAATTAGAATCTGATGTAATAGAGTCGTTTCTTGATCAAAGAGTTGTAGATGGTGCAAGTTTTACTTACGAACCACCTAACGAAGGTTTTATAAAAACAGGTACATATTCACAATCATCATCTGTTGTAACCATAACAATTGCAAATCATGGTCTTGTAGTTGGAAATATTGTAACTATTGACTATACGTCAGGATCAGCAGTTGATGGTACTTTTACCGTTGCTACGACAGCTAATTTAAATATATTTACAGTTAATGCAGCTAGTGCTGCGACAAATACTGGAAACGTATCTGTAACTTTGTCTGGAGCAAGTCAATTCAAATGCGAAAGTTGGACAAAAACTATGAATTATGGCAATCTAGCTGATATAAAAGCAACATTCATACAAGTTTTTGAGCCATGAGTACAGCATTAGTAGTTAGTAATTTACAAGATGTAAATCCATCATCAATAATTGAGCTTTTTACATTGCAATTAAAAACTTCTTTGCATGGTTCTAATACTTCTCCTAGCGGAGAAACAAATATATATCGTTTTCATAATGGTACAAGTTTAAAAGACAACGGTGAAATAGTTTGGCAAGGTAACTCATATTTAAGATTTCCTATTCAAGCCAAAGGTTTTTCTTTTCAAAAAGGTCAACTGCCAAGACCAAAACTTACTATAAGTAATGCTACTGGTTTTATGTCTGATATTCTTAATAACGTAAATATTGGTAACCCTGGTAATGATCTTACAGGATCAGTTTTAACAAGAATACGAACTTTAGCTAAATTTATTGATGCAGCTAATTTTACTGGAGGAGTAAATATATTTGGAACCCCTGATCCTAATTCTGAGTTTCCAAAAGAAATTTATTACGTTGATCGAAAATCTACCGAAAATAGATTAATTGTTGAATTTGAATTGGCAGCAGTTTTTGATATCGCTGGAATTCGTGGTCCTAAAAGAGCTTGTACAAGAGACATCTTCCCATCAATAGGACTTTTTATCTAATGAATTGGAAAGAAGACGCATTACTTCATGCAAAAAAAGAAGTACCTAGAGAATCAGTTGGTTTGTTATTAAATATTAGGGGTAAAGAAAGATATTTTCCTTGTAGAAATCTTTCTTTAACTGATCATCAATGTTTTATTCTTGATCCTGAAGATTATGTAAAAGCAGATAATATTGGAACTATCACTGCTGTAGTTCATAGCCATCCAATTAATCCACCGACACCAAGTCAAGCTGATCTTATAAGTTGTGAAGATAGTGGATTAGAATGGCATATAGTAAATCCCTCCACTGAAAAATGGGGTTATTGTAAACCTACAGGATATAAAGCCCCATTATTAGGTCGTCAATGGGTGTGGGGAGTTACTGATTGCTGGAGTTTAGTAAGAGATTGGTATAAAGAAGAAAGAAATATTGAATTAAAAGATTATGAAAGACCTATCACTCCAGAAGAATTTTATGAGAAGCCGCTTTTTGAGTTTTACGCTGTAGAGACAGGATTTAGAGAACTAAGATATGACGAAAGATTAAAAGATGGAGATGTTTTATTGATGTCTATATGTGGGCCAACTTTAAATCATGTTGCTTTATTTTTTGATGGTGAGGTAATTCATCATTTAACCGATAGACTATCTTGTAAGGAGCCTTACTCAGAATGGTTATTCAAATGTACTGGCAAGAGGTATCGTTATGACTCGTAAGATAAGACTTTATGGAAAACTTGCAAAGTTTGTTGGAGCTAAAGAGTTTGATGTTAACTTAAAAACTTTAAAAGAAGCTGTTAGTTTTTTAGTTAATAACTTTGAGGGAGTAGAACAACATATGACTCCACAATATTATCAAATAAAAATTGGTAGTTATTCTATAAATAAAGATGAATTAGATTACCCTTTATCAAATGATGATATACATTTTATTCCAGTTATAGCTGGTAGAGGTAATGTAGGTAAAATTTTATTAGGTGGTCTTTTAATAGCAATGTCTTTTGGTGTAGGTGGTTTTTTTGGAGGTTTAGGCAGTACAGGAGTTATGGGAGGATCAGCTACAGTTTTTGGAGCAAAAGTTGCTTTTGGTGTTGGTGCTTCTTTGGTTCTAAATGGTGTATCTAATTTATTATTTCCAACTCCAATACCTGAAATGCCTGAAGATGATCCAAGAATATCATTTCGTTTTTCAGGGTTGCAAAATACTAGCAGAGCCGGAACTTCAATTCCTTTAGTTTACGGTGAAATTATGACTGGCTCTGTTATTATTTCAGCAGGTATTGACACAGATCAAGTATCAGTATGAAGAAAATTATACGAGGTGCTAAAGGTGGTGGTGGTAATCGTTCTCCACAACGTGCGCCTGATACTCTTAATTCAAGACAATTTGCAAGCATATTAGATCTATTTAGCGAGGGTGAAATTGAAGGTTTTTCAACCCCATCAAAAGCTGGTCTTACATTTTTAACTCAATCATATTTATATGGAAGTTTAAAAGATGTCTTTTTAGATGACACTCCTGTATTAAAACCAACTGCTAGTAATACTGCACCAGAATCAACTGATTTTAATTTTAGCAATGTAAGGTTTGACTTTAGAACAGGCACAAGCGGACAAGGTATTATCCCAGGTATTGTTAGCAGCGCTAGCCCATTTCAGGTAAATACTATAGTTACTGTTGCAAACCCTTATGACAAACAAATTACTAATCATCTTATACATGCTGTTAAAGTAGTTATATCTTTTGACCAATTACAATTACTAAAAGATAACGGAGATATTGAAGGTTCTTCAGTTCAATTAAAAATAAAAGTCGGATACAATAATGGCGCACAAACAGCAGTTATTGATGATACGATTACAGGTAGATCTGCTGATTCTTATCAGAAAGAATATCGTTTTAATGTTGATAAAACTCAATTTAATTCAAGTGGACACACTTTACAATTAACAGTAGAAAGAGTTACTTCAGACACAACTGCTGAACATAACAGCAATAATTTAAAAGATCAATTTCGAGTTTTTGCTTATCAAGAGTTAGTTGATGATTCAAACACTTATCCAAACTGTGCTTATTCTCTACTCAGGTTAGATTCAGAACAGTTTTCAAGCATTCCACAAAGAGTTTTTAAAATAAGAGGAATTAAAGTAAGAATACCTGGTGCAGGTGCAAATAATTCTGGTACTCCAACTGTTATAAAAAATCAAGCGCAAGCAACTGCTTTGGGTTTAGGAACTGTTAGCAGTTTTGGGTTTATCCATTATCCATCAGGTTACATTTTTAATGGAACTATGGGTGCTGCTACCTGGACCACTTGTCCAGCAATGATACTTTTAGATGTTTTGACAAGCGAAAGATATGGTTTTGGTACTCATATTGCACCTAATTTTGACTTACTAAACCCAAGTGATGTTGATTTATATGAAAACGTTGATTTGTTTAGTTTAGTTAATGCCAGTAAATATTCAAACGGACTTGTAGATGATCTTCTAGACGCTAGTTCAAAAGAACCTAGATTTAGTTGCAATGTAAATATTCAAGCTACTAAACAAGCGTTTGATCTTGTTAACGAATTAGCAGGTATAATGAGATGTTTTCCAATTTGGCAAACTGGTAATGTGACAATTACACAAGATAGACCAACAAGCTCAACTTATTTATTTAGTTTGGCAAATGTATCAGAGGAAGGGTTTTCATATTCAGGATCAAGTTTAAAGCAGAGACATTCAATGATTCATGTTACTTACTTTAATATGGATACAAAAGAAATGGATACTGAGATAATTGAAGATCAAGCAGCTATTAATAAGATTGGAATAGTTAAAAAACAAGTTAAAGCTTTTGGCACAACTTCAAGAGGTCAAGCAATAAGACTTGGTAAGGCAATTCTTTTTAGTGAACAAAGAGAATCAGAAATTATTACTTTTGATACATCTCTTGAGGCTGGGGTTCTTGTTAGACCTGGTAGTGTTATAAGTGTGAATGACCCAGTTAGGTCAGGCAGAAGAAGATCAGGCAGAATTAAGACTGCTACAACTACACAAATAACTATAGACTCAACTGATAGTTTATCCAATTTAACTGGTGCTGTAACTGCACATATAATTATGCCAGACGGATCAATCGAAGAAAAGACTTGTACTGTTGTTGATGACAAAATTAATTTAACAAGTGCCTTAAGTGCAATCCCTAATATTAATAGTATCTGGATGGTATCTACTGTTAATTTAGAACCACAAAAATTTAGAGTTATAACAGTTGAAGAAAAAGATGATTTTATTTACACCATTACTGGATTAACTTATTTAGATGGCAAGTATGCAAATATTGATTCTGGAACACCATTACCAGCAAAAAATATTTCTTTATTAAACCAGCCAAAACCACCCCCAACTAATTTAAGAGTTACTAATCAACAAGGCGAGTCCAAAGAAATGATAGTAACAATAAATAATTTAGCTGTAAGTAAATTATTACTTACATGGACTGGAGTGTCAGGAGTTAGTCAATATTTAGTTCAATATAGATTTAAAAGTGGAAACTGGAATAATGAGGTTGTTTTTAAAACAGATTTTGAAATTTTAAATACTGACGCTGGACTGTATGAATTTAAAGTTTATTCTTATAATGCAGCTTTAGTATTATCTTCCTCATCAGCAGATTTAACCTTTGTTGGAATTGGTAAAACTGCCCCTCCTGATAATGTAAATGGTTTAACAGTAGAACCAATAAATAATAAATTAGTACGACTTAGATGGTTGCCAGCAACTGATCCAGACGTTTTACATGGAGGTAGAGTATATGTGCGTCATAGTAGTAAAACAGATGGGACTGGTACTTTTCAAAACTCTGTTGATTTAATCGAAGCTTTAGCTGGTAACTCAACTGACGCAGTAGTCCCATCTTTAGAGGGGGAATATATTTTAAAATTTCGTGATGATCAAGGAAATTTTAGCGAAGGAGAAAATTCTGTAATTTATGATTTACCTGACTTAATAGATCAACAACAAATATTAGTAGATAGAGAAGATACTGACCCATCAGCTTTTGCTGGTACAAAAACAAATGTTTCAATTGTAGGTGATGCTTTACAACTAACTAATCCAGCAACTCACCCTACTGGAACATATGATTTTGCTGTAATTTTAGATTGTTTAGGTGTTTATTCATTAAATTTAAGAAGAATTATACAAGCAATTGGATTTGCAGCAGGTGGTCAAACTATTAGTGCTAATTATGTAAGAACTACAGCTACTATATCGGGTCAAAGTCAAACTGTTATACAAATAACAACTCTCAATAATACTGCTCACGCAAGAAGTGTTGGAGATTACGTTGATTTTGTCGCCATAACTGGAGGCGCAACTAATGGTGTTTTTCCAATAGTCGCTGTTCCTAGTAGTACTACTTTTCAATTTCTAGCTACTGGTAGTGCTATATCATCTTCTAATTGTACTTTCGCCTTCGTTAATACAATAGATACACTTATTCCAGCAGGTACTTTTTGGGATGATTATGCTCCTAATGGTCAATTTGATGGTCCCCTTATTAATGATACAAATGCAATAATAAGTGTTGCCACAACTTCGGTTGCACCTAGTGGAACAAGCTATGCTGATTCTGATTTTGCTGGAAAAGATTTTAATACTTTTGCTAATGGTACATATAAAGGTAGAGGATTTAAATTTAGACTTACTTTAAAATCAGAAAGTGTGGGACATAATATTTCAATTCAACAACTAGGAATTATTGCAGATTTTGAAGCAAGAACTGAAAGAAGTTATGTTTCTGGTAATACAACATTAACAACACCAATAACATCAGCAACAACAGCACCATTAGGAAGTAATACAGGTGGGTTAGATGTTGAATTTGGTAATAAATTTTTTGTTGGAACTGCAAACTTAGGCGGTGTAAATAATTTCCCTCCATCTGTAGGAATTACTATTATGGATGCTGATGGCGGTGATTATTTTATTATAAAAACTAATGCTAGTGGACATTTTTTAAATGCAGCAGGTGTAGATATAACAGGTCAAGGTTTTAATATAAGGATTTATAATGCTAGTGATACTTTAATCGCAAAGAAATTTACATTTCAAGCTGTCGGTTACGGTAAAGGGGTGTAATATGGAGAAAAAGATTTTTTAGATGTCACAAGTTGGTAATAAAAATATAGATAACGCTTCTGGTCAAGTTGTAAGGCTTGATATGCAAAATACAGTAAAAGCTGTAGCAACTAATAATTTTGGACAAAGAAATGATGCTGGTACTATTTTACCTTGTGAGTTTTTAGCAGATGATACATCAAATAAATTATTAATAAGAAAATCTACTGGAGGAGATCAAGCTAATCCTAATCCTACAACAGGAACTGCTGCTGACTTTTTTCCTGTTGGAAATTTAGATGAAGACCATTTAGGTCTACTGCCAAAAGAAGGTGGCGCAATGACAGGGCCAATACTTGCTAACGAAGGCAATTCCACTCATGCTGGAAATGCGTCAGCACCATCAGTAGCCTTTAATACTGACCCAGACAC